GCTGAGGCACCTGTTGAGCAGGCACCCAGCCAGGAAGGAGTATAGATATGGCTACAGACGCTCTCATCGCTCTGCAAAGTTCTGTAACAAAGACCGCTACGTTCAACGGTGCAGCGCTCATACTACCAGGTGGAACGCCCCGGCGTGGTCTCGTGGCGCGTGTGATCTATAGTGCTGCTAGCAATGCATCGGGTGCGAATGCCGTTACATTCCAGATTGACGTTTGCTATGACGGGGTTCCGACGGTATGGAATCCTGATTTCGTGGCTCCCCCGATTAATCTGAGCACAACCGTTCAGAGCGGAGAGATTCACATACCTTTCTCAATCTCTCCGACCTCCGTCGCGAACGGAACGCAAATCAGGCTGACTGCTACATTTTCGGGTGCAGGTTCGACACCCACAATTCAATATAGCGGGGACATCGAGGCAGGTAGACCCTAGTTCCATCGCATTGATGAGAGGAGGTACATATTATGGCAGTCCTCTCACTCAGGAAACCGGGCTTTGTAGCCTTTGTGGTCTTTACGCTCGCCCCTGGCAACCTTGATGATACAGGAAGGAGTAAGATAGTGCGCTTTGCAAAAGTCTTGAATACCAAACACACAATATTCCTTTCCGTCAGGGTCAATAATGATAAGGTTTTTCTTCTGTCTCTCGTAAAATCCTGGGGGAGGTCTATATCCCTTAGAAGGGCCATTGCGTCCAAAGTTAGCACGAGATTTGCCAATGTGAGCAATGCGCTGTTTTTTGCGGGTAGCAAGCGAGTGCTTCACTCCCAGAGCGGAACCAGCAAGAGGCGCGATATTGTAGCCATTGCGACCAAACGGTTGGAGGGTATCAAGGTAGAACTGCTCTCGCTCAATCAAAAATGGAGTAAGAACCAATTCAATTACCTCAAAGGCAAACGCCTGCTCTCCATGCTTATTGAACGCTGCTTGCAACTTGGGATTGAAGTGAATTTGGTTGCGAAGTTCGTGAAAATGCACGTGCCGACGTTGGTAAAGGTTCGTTGCGCTACCAATGTAAAATTTGCCATTGACGGTGTTGCGAATACGGTAGATACCAGAAGTGGCAGGAATAGTGGTCATTTGTCTAAACTCCTTCTGTTTAGTACCTTGTGTTGTTTGTTGCCAGGGAGCCAAGGTCGCTCCCGTTCAGCCTGGATAGCTACTCCAAGCCTAGACAACACAAGACATTATACCACATCAACGCCCTTCCCGTCTACATCTAGCTTCATGGAGGCGTACTATGCCTGTTAGATCCACTATGGCAAGTCTCATCACAAGGGTAAGGCTTTTGATCAACGATCCAGCAGGTGGTAGCCAAATCTTTGCAGATCAGGATGTGCAGGACGTATTAGATGCTTCGCGCCAGGATATCGGGAATGTGGCACTTACCGCGTTTCCAACCTACAGCGGATCGACAATCCAGTACTTGGACTACTATTCTGATTGGACAGACTGGGAAGATGATGTCGTCCTGAAACAGTACTTGACTCAGGTAGTCACACCCTCTGCCTCTGAGAACATCGTGGGACACTGGATGTTTGCTGCAAACAAGTTTCCACCGGTATATATCTCTGGGAAAACCTACGATGTGTACAGGTCGGCGGCTGACCTCCTCGAACGTTGGGCCGCCAAGTGGGTTTTGTCCTATTCCTTCACATCCGATGGTCAATCATTCCAGCGTCAGCAGGCTGCTCATATGCTACAAGCGCTAGCGAAAACGTATAGGCAGAAGCAGCGACCACGGTCTATTATTGCCACAAGGAGCGATCTAGTAGGGGCATCGCAGGGACCGGATAATCCACTTGCAGCTCGACCGATTGACTACTTTAGTTCAGGTCAAGGGAGTTAGCGCGTGGCAGAGCAATCCAAGTGGCAGCCAGTCATGCTAGTTATGCCCAAGCGGCTGGAATGTCAGTGTGGGGTGTTGGCTATCTTTGTGGTTCTCGATGGCAATGAGAAGCGAGGCGACAAGGAAGATATGGACTACAGCGCGTGGTGTCAGGAGTGTTGGGCAAAGGAGCAAGATGAATGCTGAGCGCTGCCGAACTGGCTTCCATGCAATCAACCGTCAGCGCAAGCCTTGATGTGACGCTCCCGGTCTATCGCAAGACGGTGGGGCCAGATAGCTGGGGACATGATACAGAGACCTATCCAGGCACGCCGACGCATTCGATAGCCTGCAATATCATCAGGCCAACGGCTACGGTACTGCAAGTCTATGCGGGGATCATTGGCTCAAAGCGAGCATTCACGATACGGGTGATGCAAAGTGCGGACATCCTGGAAGGCGACCAAATTCAGTATGACAATCTCAAATGGCGCGTAAATAACTTGCTGGATGCGGAAAGCTATACAGTGACCAAGGAGTACTTGATAACGGTGGTGGCTTAGGAGGTATTGATGATAGGAGTAACGTCGTATAACCATTGGGGCGAGATAGCCGCCAAGTTCCCGGTGGAACTGCACAAAGTGGTAGTCCAGGTAACGGAGTTTGTCAGGGACACGGCGGCAAACAATGCTCCGAAGCGCACGGGGTGGATGGCCAGCACGATATACACAGTAACGAGCGAGGGTAGCACCTATGGACAGACCAATGGGCCCGCACCAGGTGACGCCTATCTCTTGCCTGAAGGGCCGGAGGTGAGTGACCCATTCACGGGCTATGTAGGGGTAGCGGCAAATTACGCGGCCTGGGTGAATTATGGTACAAGATTTCAGTCCGCTCAGCCATTTTGGGAACCTGCTTTAGATGAGGGTAGACTTAGGCTTGATGCGACGTTAGCAGTATTTGAAAGCTTCCTGAAAGTATGAGCAATGAAGTAGCGCTCGCGTACCAGTGGGTGTATTCCACGATGGCCGCTGACTCCGCATTGACCGCCGCTGCAACGGGTGGAATTTGGCAGGGGATGGCAGATATTGGCACGCAGCCACCGTTCGCGCTGTTCGGGGAGCAATCAGGGCTTGACTCGCTGACATCGGCGGCAAAGCGCGTCATGGCTCGCTTACTCTTGCAGATCGTGGGCGTCGGGCCGAATGCACAATTTGCCGCCTTAGTCGTGATAGCCAATCGTATAGACGAGTTATTCAAGGATACCAAGAATGTGGGCTTACCAGGTGGCGCGGTGATGCTCACATCGTTTAGAGAACAACCACTCTCTTTGGCCGAACCACCCGTAAATGGGGCAGCCTGGTCAAGACTTGGGGGGCTCTATCACATCGATATCTCAGGCGCTTAATTATCGTAACACATATTCTTTCGTATCTCGTGCTCTGCCAATAAGCGAGGCTTGTAGCGTGTACATGCATCGCAAGGCACGTATAGTTGACGGCTATACCGCTTGTTGGCAGGGCAGGCGATAATGGGAGGGCTACATGGCCGACGTTATCAGTCTGAACCAAACGACCCAGTTCGGGGTTGAAACTACCAGTGGCACCAGCGTCCCGGCAAACAAGTTGCTTACCTGCTTTAACATCGTCATGGGCGTCAAGCCGGAGGTCAAGACCTATCGCGGCACAGGACGCAGGTTCCCATCGGTGCAAGAGGAAAACACTGAATACACCGAGATACCGATATCGGGCAACCTCGACTACCAGGGAATGCCCTACCTCGTCTCTGGTCCCTGGGGCGCAGCCACCATCACCACACCGACCAACGGCGTCAATGCGCGTGCCTGGGCCTGGACGCCTCCGGTCAGTGGCGCAATCACAGGCAAAACATTTACCATCGAACAAGGTGATAGCGTTAGAGCGCATAAGGTCAATTACGGCCTGGTCACCGGCTTTAGCTACAAAGTCACGCGCCATGAGACCAGTTGCGCGGCGACCGCTATTGCTCAGCAGTTGCAGGATGGCATCACCAAGACTTCAAGTCCCACAGCAGTGGCGCTCTCACCGGTGGCCGGTAAGCACATCAATCTCTATGTGGACACGACCTCGACAGGGCTTGGTACCACACTTTACACCCGCGCCTTCTCCATCGACTACCAGTACGGCAATGGCTTTGGCCCGTTCTGGCCACTTAACCGCGCCAATCTCAGCTTTGGCGGCGTGGCCGATCTTCCCCCTGCCTGCATGGTCAAGTTGCTACTGGAAGCCGACTCAGTGGGCATGGCACTCTTACCCCATTTGCAAGTGGGGGACTTCCTCTACCCTCGTCTAGATGCACTGGGGCCGGTCATCGACAATACGCAGACCATTACCTTGGGTACGCAGTCGAGCGGCACATTTACCCTCACGTATAAAGGTCAGACCACTGCCACTATTGCCTACAACGCGGCATCGGGAGCGGTACAGAGTGCCCTTCTGCTGCTTTCCACTATTCCAGCGGCATCTGTCACCGTCGCAGGCAGTGCAGGCGGGCCCTACACGGTGACCTTCACGGGGGCATTGGCATCCGATACAACGGCG